GGCAGCTGAGAGGTACCGGAATGATCCCACCATGGATTTCTACAATGCAGTCATTGTTGCCTTGGCCAAGGTACCGAGACCGCTGGCTAAAAAACTGTTCCTTGCTCGCTCCTACGGAATGGGTCTGGGAAAGCTGGCAAGGCAGCTGGGAGTGAGTGAAGAAGAGGCTCGCGTCATCCAAGATGGAATGGATGCTGAGTGCCCGTTCATTAAACAGATTTACTATGATTGTATGCACACTGCTGCCATGCGCGGGTACATTAAAACCCTCAGTGGTCGCAGGGCGCACTTTGATTTGTGGGAGCCTAAGTCTTTTGAGGAGGCAAAGGGAACTTTTGCCAAGCCGATTGAGGAGGCCACTAAAACTTGGCCCAACTCCATTCTCAAACGTGCTGGTACCCACAAAGCACTCAACCGCTTGATTCAAGGGTCATCTGCTGACATGACGAAAAAAGGAATGCTTGACCTTTATAGGGAATTAGGTATCGTACCATCTATCACGGTGCATGATGAGGTGGATGACGCCATGTGCCCTATAGGAAACGAGAAACGGAAGAAAGAAATGAAAGAGATTATGGAGAACGCTTACAAACTGCATGTTCCAATTATTGCAGAATTAAAATCTGGCAAAAACTGGGGAGAAGTGAAATGAGCGAAGAAAAATTTGTACTTCGCAATGGCCCGCGCCACAAGATTGGTCGGCAGATTGAAGCTCTTCAAAAAGCTTTCGTGAAAAGCAAAGAAATGTGGCTGGATCAGTACTTTAAGAAAGTCATGCCGCCCATGGTGTACTGCGATCTAATGAATCGTGGCACACTCAGTATGGCTTGGATGGAGTCCAATGGCTACATGTGGATCAATAACCGACTGTCCATGCCAAGTGATTTTATGATTGTTATGCACTTTGCTCTTTTCCGCAAAGGCTATGAGGTGTCAACCTTCCGCTTTGAAGTCCTACATGACGGCTCTGATAAGTTCCGGCTGCGCCCCGAATGGGTGGCAAAAAAGATTTACAACCCTGAGAAGGGTGGTATCATAATTCCTTCAGAAGATAACTTCGATTCATAGGAGAAAACGTATGAGTATTTGGCTACTGCTTGGACACGCTTGGGACTTGCCGACTGATCTTTCACTGAGCGCGAGCTACAGTGGGAGTTTTTCTGGCGGGTACACCCAGACCTATTCTGGCCACTAAGAACTTCCGAAAGCGGGGCTTTGGCGTCCCGTTGTCCCACTTGCCTAGAGGCACCGCTAGTCGGGCGGCAAGTGGACTAGGAATCAGAGAATTTTGAAAGATGAAAGTAACTTTGTATGTTGAAAACTGAAAAAGCTTTGAGCCACTGGCTCCAAAAAACCTATCCCGATGTGGATTGGACGCGCATAGAAAACACCTGTTCCGATGGGATGCCAGACCTGCACGGTTGCTATAACGGTAAAGAGTTTTGGGTAGAGTTAAAAGTCAACAAACCAGTCATTCGCTCGTCTCAATATTCGTGGTGGCTTCGTCGTCTGTCAAAGGGCATGACCAATCAGTTTGTCATGTGCGCCAAGGGTCACACCATCGAACTATACTGGAACGCCCCCTCAGTGCTTTCTACAGGCAATAATAGGTTGCTGATAAACAATGCGCCAGATGACACCTTTTACGACATCACGGACTCTTTTGAACAAGCTGTCCTCCTTAAGACCCTAGCATCATGAGCACTCAACCCCTTGTTTACGTCATCCAAGAGGCACGTCACCTCAACCTTGCTCCGGCGTTGGAGTGGGGATCATCCATTATACCCCTGTTTCCATCTGGGGATGTGGGCAACGCAGACCCAGCCCGCATCATGGAGACCCTGCTGGAACGGCTGGAGACTTATCGTGACGTGGACTACTTAATCCTGTCTGGAGACCCTGAATTGCTGGCCATGTCGATGCTGGCCATCGCCCGTATTGGCAGGGTTGGGGTAGTGAACCTTCTTAAATTCGACAAGTACACACAAAGCTATAAATTAAGGATGCACTATTTATGACACCGGATTACGCCGCTGAGGCGGAAGAACTAAAGAAGCTGGACGATCAGCAGCTGGCTGAGATCGGAAAGCTCGCCGCCAGATTGGTTAAGACGCAGAAAAGAATTGCTCGCACTGAGGCCGTGCTCAAGGCGCGAAAGGAACAAGAAGCAAAGCTGTCCAAGGAAGTCATACCGGAACGTTTGAGCATTTTTGGTCTGGAGAAAGTAACTTTGAGATCAGGCCATGAGATTGAAGTGAAGAGGTTTTACAGTGCCAACATTTCAGAGGAGAGGCGTAAAGCTGCCCATGCTTGGCTTAGGGAACACGGCTTCGGATCGCTGATTAAAAATGAGATCAGCATCCCAATACCAGCTGGTGAGGATAAAGAGGCAGAGCTTATCAAGGAACTTCTCACGAAAGAGGGGGTATCCTTCACCACGGCAGAGAGCGTACACGCCTCTACCCTCAAGAGCTTTGTGAAAACGCAGCTTGAGGCACCTGAAGAAGAGAAGGCAGATAAGCCGCCCACAGAGCTTTTTGGGATATTCCAAGGGAATATCGCCACAGTAAAAAACAAAAAAGGAAAATAGGTAATATGTCTAAGCCCGAAGAAAAAGCAAAAGTCGCCGCTGCAAATGCGGTTTCGGGAATTGATTACGCTGCTGACGCTGGAGACGGGTTCTCTGGGATTGGTCAGGACGATCTTTCAATTCCGTTTCTGTCCATCCTTCAGTCTGGCTCGCCAGAGGTGAAAGAGGAAGACCCCAAGTACATCAAAGGAGCCACCCCCGGCATGGTGATTAACACCGTGACCAAGGAGCTTCTTGAGGCAAGGGCGTCGAAGAACGCCAGTATCACTGTCATCCCTTGCGGATACATGAAACGCTGGGTTGAGTGGAAACCGAAGAACGCTGGTGGTGGTTTCGTCAAGGCACACGAAACCGATGAAATCCTCAAGCAGACGAAAAAGGGAACTGGCCAGCAGCAGAATAAAGATTTTCTGCCCAATGGCAACATCATCGAAACAACTGCGTACCACAGTGTCATGCTGGTGCGTGGTAAATCTGTGGTGGCCGCAATCATTGCCCTCAAGTCAACCGGGTTGAAATACTCCCGTAAATGGAACACCAACCAAACCAACATCCGCATGGTCAATCCCACCACTGGGAAAGAGTTCATGCCCCCGATGTATGCGTTTACTTGGCACCTGTCCACCCGGCCTGAAGTGCGTGACGGAAACACATGGTTCTCTTTCACAGATATTGTGAAGGGCGACCTTGTGACTGACACGGATATTTTTGGTGAGTCCAAACAACTCGCCAAGTCCGTTAAGGACAACTCTCTCGCGCTGCCCGCGCCCGAGAACACTGATCCTGCCCTCGATAACGATGCTTATTAAAAGCATCTGACCAACACCCTGCAAGTTCCATCCTTGCAGGGTTTACTTGTCTTAGACTTATGGATAATGTAGCCCAAGCTTTTATCGACCTGTTCAAGCCCGAGCCTTCGGGCTGGGGGTACTACTCAAAAGACCTCATAGAAAATGATTTGAAAGGTGGTAAGAAAGAAGCCGATAAAGCTGGTAGATACACTGTTTTTAGGCCGTGGGATATTGCCACGGTCAACAACCATTTGCAGGGTGCACACCGCATGGGGCTAATGCCGCTGCATGAGAAGACGGATACGCTTCACTTTTTCGCTATTGACATTGACAGCTACAACCCAAGCTTTCCCCCAGAGGTAGCTGCCATGGCCCAAGACCTTAAAGGACTGGCCATTCGTGTAGGAAAGCTTACGCACCATCTGGTAACAGTTCGATCTAAATCAGGTGGATCACACCTGTTCTTGTTCCTGAAGGAGCCGACCAAGCCTGACAAGCTTCGCTTGAAGCTGCGTGAGATCATGAGCCTGATCGGGGTGGGGATGAACTGTGAGATGTTCCCCTTGCACAACTCCCTGAACACAGGGGAGGGGGAGATCAAAGGCATGTGGATCAATGCTCCCTACTTTGACGCCAGCCGCACAGAAGAGTATGCGCTACATCCAGATACAGGCGAGCCTATGAGTCTGGTGGATTTCATCGCCCATGCCAATAAGGTAGCAACTACGGAAGATGAGTTTCTAAAAGTAACTTTTAAGAAGGGTGTCAAAGAGAAGAAACAAGAAAGGTTCAAGGATGGCCCTCCCTGTATCAATGCTCTTTACGACAATGGCTACGCTGATGGCTGCCGTAACAATACCCTGTTGGCCATAGGTCTCTACTACCGTAAAAGCAAGCCGGGAGAGTGGTTAACAGAGACCAATAAGGCAGCGTATGAGATGCCAGACCCGCTTTCTCAGGGTGAAATCAAGACCATCACCGATAGTTTGGAACGTAATAAGTATAAAAACTACAGTTGCCAGACCTCACCCCTATGTAACCATTGCAACAGACCGCTTTGTCAGAGAAGGAAGTACGGGGTCAATAATGGTGGGGCCAATCACCCCTACATTGAGAAGCTGGTTAAGTACGACTCTGACCCGCCCCTATGGAAGGTTCACTTTGAAGATGGAAGAACCATGCGCTGCACTACAGACCAGCTGCTCAAACAAAGTATGTTTAAGCAGCGTTGCTTGGACGTGTTGAATTTTGTTCCTGAGACCATCAAGGCTCAGGATTGGGACAGGTTTATAGACAACCTGCTCTCAGATGATGGCCGCTTTGCTGTGGTGGACATGCCCAAGGAAGCCAGCATACCGGGGCAACTGGAATACAGCCTGTTCCGCTACATCAAGGAAAAGACTTTGGCCGCTGATCTTATTGAGCTGGCCAATCAAAAGCCTGTCAAAGCCAACGGGTTCTACTATATCAGCGTCAACGCCTTCCTGTATTATCTGGAAAAGAAGATGCGAGGCATAGCCAACCACAACGTTGTGACTGCCTTCCTGAAGGATTTTGGTGGCATCTACGAAAAGGGCGAGGTAAACGGCAGCATCATGGGATACTATCGATTCCCTGAGGTTATTTTTGACAACGCCTTGAACGAAGTGCTGCCTGTTCCAGCAGAGTTGAGTAGAAACCAAGAATTCTGATGAACCAAGTACACTTAATCTTTGGCCCTCCCGGTAATGGTAAAACCAGCTACCTGTTGCAACGTATGGAGGAGCTGTTGGACAAGGGTGTGGTACCAAGTGAAATTGGATTCTTTTCCTTTACCAACAAGGCATCCGATGAGGCCAAGACTAGGGCCATGGCTAAGTTCCCACAGTGGAGACGGGAAGAGTTTCTGTACTTCCGCACGCTGCACTCCTTGGCTTTCGACAGCATAGGCGGAACGTCTGCGTTTCCGTGCATGAAAACAGAGGATTGGAAAAAGCTGGGCAACGCTCTTGGGGAGGAGCTTAGTGAGGCAGCTGCTAATTTCTGGGACGATAACTACGAGTACAGTGGCACCACCAAGGGGGACAAGATGAAGAGCATATTTGATCTTTCCCGGCTCTGGAAAAAAACCCTACGCCAAACTTGGGAAGAGTTCTCTTGGGACGAAGTGAGCTTTGCTGAGGCAGATTTGTTCAAGCGTTCAATCGAGACCTATAAGAGATCGTACAACGTCATCGACTTTTGTGACATGCTTGAGATTGCCATCCACAAAGACCGTCTGCCTAAGTTTGAGGCACTGTTCATTGATGAAGCACAAGACCTGTCATCCCTTCAGTGGGATTTAGTGGAGAAGCTGATCCCCAAATCCAAAGTTACTTTTATCGCGGGCGATGACGACCAAGCCATCTTTCGCTGGTCTGGCGCGGACGTGAATCGATTTATTAACTTCCCCGGCACGAGAACTGTTCTCAAACAAAGCTATCGAGTGCCAACCAAGATTGCCAACTTTGCCAAGAGCTTGGTGTCACCCATCACCAACCGGGTCAAAAAAGAGTGGCAACCCAGAGAGGCAGAGGGTTCTGTTACATGGCACCACAGCTTCTCACCCCAGTCACTTAACATGCGACAAGGTACTTGGATGGTGCTGGTAAGAAACAACTACCAACTCTTCGAGCTGGCACAGACGCTCTTGGATGAGGGATATTACTTCACCTCCAAGGTGAAGCTCATCCGCCCCGAATCCCTGCAAGCGGTAGGCATCTGGGAACGCCTTCGTGCAGGGGCTTCCATTACTCTTGAGGAGGCACAGTGTGTCTATGAGGTGCTGGCCACAGGAAAGAGCGTCATCCGTGGCAGCAAGGCGGCACTGGAGCGAGCCAAGGAAAAGCAATTCGACTATGAGCTTCTTCGTAAGCAGTTTGGTTTATTGCGGTCAAAGGAAGAGGTTTGGTATATTGCGCTTGACAGATTGACAGATAGAGAGAAAACTTACTTCAGAGAATGTAGAAAGAACAATGAAAGAATCCTGTCCGTACCACGTATCGTTTTATCAACAATTCACGGCGTCAAAGGTGGAGAAGCCGAAAATGTTGTACTGTTTTCCGATCTTAGCAAAAAAGTTTGGGAAGCCTACGAGCAAAATCACGACGATGAGCACCGTGTCTTTTTCGTCGGAGCAACCCGCGCTAAATCTGCACTTCATATAATCCTACCCCAGACCAAATATTTTTATGACCCAATTACTTAAACTACCGTTCAAACTAAAAACCCAACCAATGTCCCAACAGTGGGAGTGCTTGAGGCTCGCTCTGGGCAGGGAGTACTTTGCCTACTTCATGGAACAGGGTACGGGAAAAACAAAGGTACTTTTAGATGAGGCTGCGTACTTCTGGACAGAGGGCAAGATCGATGCACTGTTGGTTATCGCCCCTAAAGGTTGCTACCTAAACTGGCAAAAAGAAGAGATTCCAAAGCACCTGTCAGACGACATTGTACACAAAGTGGTGGCATGGTCAGCCTTGAGCGGGCAATCCAAAAAGAAGAAAAAGGCACTGGAGATCATGAAGGACGTGCAGCTGCCCTATCTCAAGATCATGCTGTTCAACACGGAAGCCCTCTCCCACAAACCTACTTTTGATTATCTGTCAGACTTCATGCGGAAAAATAAAACCCTTGTGGCCATCGACGAGTCAACCAGTATCAAAACCCCCGGAAGCAAACGCTGCATGTATGCCAGACGGCTAGGGAAGATGGCTCCCTTTCGTCGCATCATGACTGGTACTCCAATCGCTGATAAGCCTCTTGATATTTACGGACAGGCGGCGTTCCTGCAAGGGCACAATCCTCTTGGGTTTCCTACTTTCCAAGCTTTTAAGTGCTACTTCGCTAATATACTTCTTGTAAAAATCGGTATGAGGTCGATTCCTCAGATTACCGGGTACCGCTTCCTTGACCAGTTGAGTAAAGAGCTTAGTCAATTTTCCTACCGTGTACTTAAGAAGGACTGCCTTGACCTTCCACCTAAAGTGTACCAGACACGGTACATAGAGCCAAGCAAAGAACAGAAGCGTCTTTACAACGACATGGCTGAAAAAATGCTGGCTGAGATCGAGGACGGGCGCATAGCCACTTCCAAACTCGCCCTCACAAAGCTCATGCGTCTGCACTCCATTTGCTGCGGGCACCTCAAGTTGGACGATGGAACGCAAGTGCACATACCCAACAACAGGCTTGAGTCTCTTATGGATATTTTGGAAGAAACCAGTGGAAAGGTTATCATCTGGTGTTACTACCAAGAGGACGTAAAACTCATCACAGAAAGAATAAGGAAAGACTATGGCAAGGAAAGTGTTATCGACTACTACGGCGGCACCAGCGACGAAGACCGTGCGGAAGCGAAGAGACGCTTCACAGAAGACCCTGCACTTTTGTATTGGGTTGGAACGGCAAAAACTGGTGGTGCAGGGATTACTTTGGTGGAGGCATCTACCGTGGTGTACTATAGTCAGGGATATGGTCTTGAATCACGATTGCAGTCTGAAGACCGTAACCATCGTATTGGGCAAGAACAAAGCTGTACTTACATCGACTTACTCATGCCCAAAACAGTTGATGAAAAAATTGTGGCCGCTGTCAAAGAGAAGAAAAGCCTAGCTGATACCATCATGGGCAACCTTAAAAGTTACTTTCAAACTATCGATGAAGACGACCAAATGCCAGACGAAGTACTGCCGGAATAGGGTGTTTATCCGCAAAAACGGATCGACTAATAAGCACTGCTCAAAGTGCATGATGCGTAAGTTTAAGGAAAAAAATCCGCATCGGTACTTTTGGGCTAAGCTTAGAAACAGAGCCAAGGAAAGAGGGCACGACTTCTCCCTCACTCTGGAACAGTTTACCTGCTTCTGTAACCTGTACTCCATATTGGAAAGACGTGGAAAAACGGCCAACTCTATTTCCATTGACCGCATCAACCCAGATCAAGGGTACCACATGTGGAACATTCAGCCTCTTACACTAGCTGAAAATTCACGTAAGGCTTGGGTTGAGGGTTGTTACTCAAAAAACCCTTTTTAGGGAACGATGACATCCACACTGACAAGATCGTCCGTGTTCAACGAAAGAGCTTTCATCATGCCGGGGGACAAATCAATGATCCGGTTGGTGCGGGCATTCGGCCCCCAATCCACGAGTCGGCAGGGCATAGATACCCCGTATGCGTTTGTCACTATGACAATGGCCTTGCGAAGCTCATCCCTGCGCCCTGCTGGGCCGGAGTCCGTGTTGCAACGCATGGCACAATAGTAGGCTTCAGGGTTAAGGCTGCGGCCAAGACCAAGTCCCTCTGGCCGGGAGCCTAGAAAGAGGTGAGAGAACCACCATTTTGACAGGTCGATTTCCTCAATGAAGGCTAGACCTTCAGAGGGTGTCATGCCTGTATCGGCTGGCCCGCCAAAGTAAGAACACTTGCCAGAGTATTTGGAGACTTTCATGCGTTTACGTCTTTGTTTGCTTGGGCGTGAATGCGCCCACGTTCATATTCCACAAAATCGTCAGCCAGTCCTATTCTGGAAAACATGTTGCCGCTTCCCCACCGAAAGGATTGTGTATTGCCTTGCTCGTCTAACCCAGTGGCAAGAATTTGCACAGAATCAAAATACTCGCTCAACTTGGAAACGGCTGACTTTACCTCTGCGAGCTTTTGTTCTGGAGTCATCTACTTTCCCAGCTTTGAGGTCGCTGCGGCGAGCTTTTGCTTGTCTCTTTTGGCTGCGGCAGCGATGGTGAGTAGCGCGGCAATGTTTGAAACTCTGACCCGGCAGAAGTCGTCTCCCAGTCCCCCGGCTGTCTGGCCGTTGTCACTGCACAGCCTGACACACAGAGCGTGCAGCTCATCAGCACGAGCAGGGTCAGCGAGGTCAACAGCCACTTGAATCTGGTGGCAAGCTTCGGTGAATTCGTTGTCATAGGCTTGAGCTAGGTGCTCGTCTATTAGTGGCTTTGCTAGGCTGAGGATGCCTGTTACGGCATCCGCAACCGCTGTTACTGGATCAGCACTCATGTTATGGGCCAGATGTAATGATGACGACTTTGTTGGTATCAGTCGCCAGTAGGACGGCCACCTTACTAGAGTTGAGGGTGACACTGGCAGTTCCTATAACGGTAGTGCCGTTGGTGGCGATGACCGCGCTGGAGCTGGCCCTGAGAAGATACAGCGCACCGTTTTGAAGACCAGAGAAGCCGCTAATGTTAGTGGCTGCTGTGTTGTCCAATAGGATGGTGGTGGCATCTGGCAGTGGCAGCGTGCCGTTGGTGGGGATGGCAACAGTTACGGCGGGCAGGATGAGTGCCCCGCGCTTGCCACCGTCTGAGTACTGAGCCGTGTTCTGGGACAAGCCAGTGCACAGCAGTAGTGAAAACACCGCGACAAGCACGGCTCCGAATACGATACGATTGATGATGTTTTTGTTCATGTTGGTTTTTAGTTGATGATGTCGATGTAGCTAAGAACGGGGGTACCCGTTATAGAAATTGCGTAAAGATCGCTGGCGATGGGAAGGAAAGCCATCTGACCCGGCCCAAGACGAAACCCGGTTGAGGTTGTCACCGCACTGGACACACCAAGAAATATCGCATTCGTGGCGTCATGGTTTGCAATAAGCAGACCACGCTTAAGGTTGTTTTGGCTGACGACTTTCTGTGCCGTGCCGCTGGTGGTGAGCTGACCTGTAGATGCCCCTAAGGAGCCGATTACTGCTGCGTGCATAAAGTTACTTTTTGTTTTCGGTGTTGTCAGGGATCAATCCCTGAAGTTTCTTTTGGATGAAAGACCAGAGAAGCAAAAGCACACCAGCAGTTGTAAGAGCCGCGAAGTTCACCAAATCGGGAAGGTACTTGGCTGAGTCGTCAGAGCTGATGATACCCTTGGCAACTAGCCAGCCAAGGGCTAGGGCTATGACGTAACGAAAGGCTGACTGGAGCATGAGCTTAAGCATGGTTTGATCCTTGTTTCTGAATAAATGTTACTTAAATTGGTTTCGTTGTCGAGCTATTTTCAGGGCTGGTTGTTGCGAACAGAGCGGACATACAGCTCGGATTGGCGAAGTCTTGCCTCATGGTCTAGGGCCACCTCCTGAAGGTGGCTCTGTTGTGTTTGGGAAACTGCCAGCATCCAAATCAGGCTTCCTGTTTGCACTACAGCGAAGCATATAAGGGCGACAAGATATTTGCTGACAATCTCTGCTAGCTTGGTGAAGTCCACCAATTTTGTTTCTACAGCTGTCATACGTGTATTAATATCAGGTGTTGGGTTGCTCATCAGGGTACTTCCATAATTTGACTGAAGGTGAAAGGGGGTTCTCCAAAATCCGCTGGGTTGAATGGTTCCTTGTCCTTGACTGACTGCACGGCAGCACTCTCCATGTTATCAATCCAAAGCTTAACCTCTGCTGCCTTTCCCCAACGTGTCAGCACTGGAGCGGCACCAACCTTGGTTCTGGCCCAGTTGAGCCACTGTACAACAGCAGCAGGCATGGAGGTATCAGGGTCTCCGGCAGAGACAATTTTAAGCAAAGTAACCAGCTGATCGGTAGTGAAGAACGTCTTTACGTACAAAGCCCCTGCATTCCAAGCTTCATCCAAAGAAGGAAGCTCTTCAGCTGGAGGAGGCAGGGTTTCGACTGTGCCGTTAAGTGCGATGGCCAAAGCATCTGCTTTGACGGGATCGGCTTCGTCTATGAATCCGTTGGCGTGTTTTACTCTGTGCATCATTCTGTTACCCTCAAGTAGGCTGCTAGTGAGATGTAGTGGTGGCGCAAGTAGTCCACCCAAAACCCTTTTTGCGACCCAGCCACCCAAACAGCTTGCGCGAAAGGGACGTCCTGTGCTGTGGAAAGCGGTACATTGGTGTTCAAGGTAGCCACATAGGTATCGTCATAGAAAAAGTAGCACTCTGTCAACGCATCGTTCACTTCCACAAAATACCTATGCCCGGTGTTTGTAGCTGGAATATCAATACTCGTTACTTGAAGGGTAGTCCCAGACCCAGCGTTGGCGCACGCAATACATAGCTTGGTTGTGCTTTGGGAACGATCAATACAAAACCACATGCCGTCCGTTGGGGCTGAAGCGTTACGTGTATTCGACAAGCCTGCGCGTGCAATGTAGTTGTCTGTGCCGTCAATGGCCGTGGTGTCGCCATTTAGGGACGCCAAAACTTCTGCAAAATGTTTTGTTATACGGTTGCTCCTCTTGGCATAGTTAGGGTCTCCTAGAGAAAGAAGTCCGTAATGACCGGAAGACGTACCCGCCGTAATTTGCACGCAGCCCCAGACACCGTCTCGACTTCCGCTTTGCGGGTATGGGTTCACAGCACCTCCACTTGCCACAAGTCTTAATTCCGCCTGCGATGTAGAGGATGCAGAGACAATATCGCAATCGTTAAAGGCATGAACTTGACCCTTGGTTAATGAGCCATCTAAATGCGTGCCTTTGGTTGATACTCTGGTGGACGAAAGTTGTTTCCAACCCGTTCCAGTGCAGAGCAAGGCAACCGATTGATAGGGGGCACACAAAATAACTGGAAGGTTGAGAGCATCAATAAGTTGAGTGCTGTAGGGAGTAACAGCTATACGGTAAACAGGTCGGATACTTCCGCTTTCATCCGCTACAATGAGCAAGCGACCAGCTCCATAAGTGGCCGCATCTGGCAACTGTACAACAGTAGCCCCACCAGCGTCCGTGCCTGGAGTGTACACGCCTATTTGTGCCACATAGTTGTCTGTCACCAAAACGTTATAGGTGACTTTTGAGAAAGTGGTGCGTGTTGCGCCAGCAGAACCACCCACAGTATTGTAGCACGGATAAAGCATAAAGTTACTTTATGGTTCCAAGATCGCTGTTTGATTGTAAGGAGGTTGACCAGAGGGAGACCACGTTTGTCCAGCAGCAACAGCAGCTTTTGCACCCTGCCAAAAAGCAATTACCCATGCCGCCGAAGCTGCGTACTTTTGAATTTGATACACAGTCCAAGCACCGGGAGCCGATGGGTTGAGAGTGGACAAGAAAGCTTGTGTGGCGAACGCCTCTCTTGTTGCAGGGTCGAAGCCGAATTGGATCAAGTAGTCTTCGCCAAGCGCGATAGCCTCTGGCAGCTGTTGTGGGATTACTTCATGGGTGGGAGTGCCGTCTTGTTTTCCGGCCCAGACATCAGCCGCTTCCATGGTTGGAAAAAATCCGTCAATAACATACTCCCCATTTTTGGTAATGGTTGTGTGAATCATACGCTTAGAAACTCCGTGATAATGATTATGCCATCAGAGCCATCGGCCCCAGCTGTGGAAATGTTTCCACAAGCAGCCCCGCCACCGCCCGCGCCGGGGTTGTTCGTATTGGGAGATGTGGGGCTTGTCTGGCTGGTGGCACCGCCTTTTCCGCCCAAGCCACCCCATCCATAACGGCTATTACCACCTTTCCCGCCAAGAGCACCTTGCTGCGTACCTCCTAGAAATAGAGCAGTTTCTCCATTTTCCCCATATTCAATAATGTCGGGAGTGAGAGAGCCAGCAACACCGACACCGCCAGCATTTGCGGCAACACCATTCGCGCATCCGGCTCCGGTATAGTTACCGTTGCCTGAGCTGAGTCCGCCGCCAGTAGCGGAGAAAAGAGGAGACCCAGAAGGGCCAAAGTAGGTAGTGCCGCCCGCAGTGCCGTTGTTGTTTCCTGCCGCGCCCTTTACGCCTTTGGCACCAACAGTACAGGAAATAGCTGACGCACCCAATTCGGCAGCAGTACACCAGCGGGAAGCGTAGCCGCCACCACTACCACCAGAGGAGCAGGAACAGCCCGTACCTCCGCCCGCTACGCCACCAGAGCCACCACCGCCACCGACAAGCTCTACCAAAGCCACAATACAATTTGTGTCTCTGGTAAAGCTGGCGGCACCAGCAGTTGATAAAATTGTGCGTTTTACAGACTTGAACGCGCCAGACACAGATGAGCCGGGGTTTTGTACTTGGAAATCCGTACCATCATAAATGAAAGTAGTGGGTTGATTTGCGATCCACTCGCCTCCAGCAATAGCAGCTCCCGCTTTTTTAATGGTCTTCGCTCCCAGTCCGTTCAAGTCCAAAGTGGACGCACCTGATGCTGCGTTAGGCATGGACAAAGTTACTTGCATGCCAATAGCATACGCTGCCGGGGCCGGAGTAAGTGTGGCAGTAATCGTTGTCGTACCAGAGGCTACGGCATACTGATTTTCGTCGTAAGGTTTGATGAGAGCGGCGGCAGCTTCAGCTGCATTTTTTGCATTAACCGCCCCGGTCTCAGCCGTCTCTGCATTCGCTTCGGCGGTCTCTGCATTGGTTTCGGCGGTCTCAGCGGCAGACTGCGCCGACTCAGCTGCATTTTTTGCATTAACCGCCCCGGTCTCAGCCGTCTCTGCATTGGTTTCGGCGGTCTCAGCGGCAGACTGCGCCGACTCAGCGGCAGACTGGGCAGCTTCAGCGGCAGACTGGGCAGCTTCAGCTGCGTCCGCTGCATCTGTCGCTAACGTGAAATCCAGCACAAGACGAAGATTGCCAGCGGCCACGTCTGTTGCAATGTCCGCACCAGAGGTGTACGTTTTCAACGCCACGTACAAGCTCTTCGTAACTGGGTCTTGTACAATATCACGGAAATTATATTCCGTATCCGTTACCCAGTCTCCACGAAACTGCCCAATATCGGTATAAAGGATGGCATTGCCAGTATTATCAAAACCAAGCAACATGCCAGCCCGTAGTGAGGCGGCGGGAAGAAGACCGGATGATGCTATGGGATCAGTATCAGGAAAGTGAATTGATTTTTTGAATCGAAAAAACAAACGTTGGATCATCATAACTGTGCGATCCAAAGTTCGCATCAGTACAGTTTTATCCAAAGCTGACGGCTCATAGTACGTATCAGGTTGTGTTTCATCTGGATCACGTACAAGGGTGAGCACTTTACCTGTTGGAGGGGCCACCACCAAAGTAATACTAGTTCCAGATGGGTTTCCAATATCGCCGACTGGCACAGTGTAGTCCGTGCCCTGTGTCAGCAACGTAGTAACGCCAGCGGAATCTGTAAGGTACGCTTTGATGTCCTCCACATAGTAATAGAGAAATGGAAAAGAAAAGACGGTTGTGACCCCATTACCGGAGTACTGTCTCGTGTCGCCTTGTACGGTTACTGCCATAAAGTTACTTTAAGGTTTGGTTAGTATTTGTAAAGCAAAGAACTTATCGTCTCTTGCCCAGTGTCATCTTTAATGCGCTTGTTTCTGCGTTTAATATAGCCGGGGTCTGCCCACTCAGCTGCTTGGTCAATAGCCAGTTGGTTAAGAAGAGCTGTCATGACCGGAACGTTAGGAAGTAAGCTGGATGCATACTTAATTGCTTGTGCGTTTGGGGCAATGTAATCCTTATCACCAGTAAGACCAATCTCAGAGGCCGCAGCCTTACGGTACTGGCTGAGGATGGACGCCCCGCGCTCCATTTTAGACACAGTTGGGCCAGCCAGTGTTCCAACCACTGTAGTCTTATAGTCACCATAATCTTTAAGTAGCATCTCTGCAAACGGCCCGAAGCCGCCACCACCCAAAACAGCCCGATACCACGTACTTGCGCGTCTTGGGTCTTCAGGCGTGAGACCCTTCAAAGACTGTGCCGCTGTATTGCCAGCGTAATACAACATCGTGGTAGCCCCGATAAAACGGGCCAACTCAGACACAGTTGCCCAGTTAGTTACGACCTGTCCCATGTGTTCGGCACCTTGCGAATAAAGCATCTCTCGAATAACACGGCTGTAATTCGTTACGGTAAAGCTCTTAAATTGCGTGACTTGATCCAAAGCAACACGCAGCCCTGATCCACGCTGCAATCCTTGATTCAGCATAGCCATCTCACCAGCCATAGGAGTTGCCACTGTATGATAACCAGCGTCTCGAATGTATAAATTCAACAGCATGGCCATTTCATCCTTGGTTTTTTGCAACCCCAAAGGAGAAACCTTTTGACCCTGCTTAACCATATACGCCTCAAACACTCCGTTATCCAAATTACGCAACTGCTCGCCTGTGATGTACTTGGCATCTTCACCGTGGTCGAGAACAGCCCTGCGAATAACGTTCCAGCGATCCCCTGTAATTCCGTATCTTTGCAGGGATGAGAAAAACTTGGGGTTGACTGTGGCCAAGTGCTCAAAATCATGAGCGGAGTACCTGCCCATAAGTCTGGCAGCGGTATGCATGGCCCCGGTCTGCACAACATTGTCCCAGTAATGTTGCCCGTTGACTCGGAACAACCAATCCTGAAGCTTCGATCCAAGACCCGGCTTGAACAACTCTTCACGAGAAAGCGCGGCAACCTGAAGGGCACCTTGTGCCCAGTACATGTTTTCGCGCATGGCCTCTTTATCTAAAGTGCCAAAGACGGCACCTAGTGCGTTAGCGTACACCTCATAATACTTGGCTCCTCTGGTGGCCATGATGGAAGCTCCTCCAGCCACATCGGGCAGGGACTTGAGGGTGGAGAACCACATGCTGTTGAGTGCGTTGAAGGCACGAATACCATCAGAGATTCCTGTTAGTGTTGGGTTGTTATCAACGTTGGTGAAACCTGTTAGGTTCTTCACCACATTTTCAATGTAGCGAGCATTGGCCTTCAACTCATTACAAGCGGCAATGTCAGTACGGTGCTCAACCAACAGGGCTTGAATCTGGTCTCTGGCGAAGCGCATGGGGTTCATGGTGGCCATGCTCATAAGAGTTGCGTTTTTAGGATACGACTCCAGCTCATGTACCAAGGTGTCTTGAAAAGACCCCGATCCGTACTTTTCAAGCAAAGACAAGTAATCGTCTGGCGAGTTGAAGTGAAACAAACGCTCATACTGGAATTTGTTCCCAATCTTCGCCATGTTAAAAGCGGCCTCTTCGCTGTTTCCTTCTCCAGTCATGCGAACATCGCTGACCATGGCCTTAAAGGACTGCCACATAAACTTCTCCCGCACAGCTGCCTGCATAGCTTGAGGAGAGGTGAAATCAGTGATTCCCTTTTCTGAAAGTAACTTTTTGATTTGGGAATTGGGCACAGAGGATGTGAGAAATGAGGCATCCGCCTTGAGTGTTTTCTCCCAGTCGAGTCGAGGAAACCAGTCGTCTCTCCATGCCTTATACGCAGCTTCATAAGCCTCTTGAGAACCATTTTTCAAACCAAGGTCTTTAATGGACTGATTCCAAAGCATTTTTTCAGAAGACCACGACTGCCAGCCTATGAACCCGCGAAGTGGTACGACATTGGCACCAGCGTTGTTCAAGCGGTTGAATCCTTCAGTGCGGTACTTGTGAATAATGTTGGCCACTTGATCGGCAACAGGATCGAGAATCTTATCCACAACGGGAGCAGCAATGGTTGGGTCAGACTTTGCAGCCAAGGAATAAGCAATGCGGCGGGAAAGCTCCCCAGAGCGAAACAGCTCAATAGCGGTTTTAGTGCCGTTTGGTGTTTGAATATCTAGCAACTCCGATCCCAACTGAGTCATGTACTTTTCAGTCTCAGCCTTGACAGCCGATGCCACATTAACCTTGGCAAACTCTCTCTTATTTGGAATGCCCTTCCAAAAAGAAATAATATTTTCAGTTGGAGACTTGAACAGTTTCCCACGATTAATTGTTTGCTGAATTCCCGCCTGATGAACAAGCTCATTCAACTTATTTGTCGTGGCCACTAGCTGCTTACGCTCAAGAAACTCACCAGCTGCTTGTCTAATGTCCTCTTGCTTGGCAGCGACACCTGTTGCCTCAATACTCTCCTTGGCTTGTCGGATGACATCAAAAAGCTGTTCGGCTTCCGATGAGGTGAGCGCACCCTCAGCCACCTTCATGATCTCTTTTAAGCACTTATCGTAAACAGAAGCCATATTATAATCCTAAAAAGCACGTTGTCATTTGTTCCACTAAGCCTTTTTGCTTTTCAATGTTGCTGATCGCTTCATCCAGCGGTTTAATGCTGGCATCAAAAGCCTTCTGTACTTTATCGCGTGAAGCCTCATCCACAAGATCAATCTCAGCTTGGCGCACCTTCTCTGCCTCAGCTGTTGCTTGCTTGGTAAAAGTCTGGGTCTCCTTAACACCGTTGGTGCCCTCTGGCACTTCTACCAAAGGTTTAACCTCAGGTAGCTTCACAGGTGGAGGAGTGAATTCGCCATTGGTAATACGACCCCGCAACTCTTCAAGCAACTTCTGTCGGTGCTTGGCCCCGGCTTGATAAACCGCATCTGCCATGCCCTTGTCTCCAAGTGCTTCCCACTGCTTAGAACTAAGCATGGATGATCCTTCCAAAACCCCTGTCTTCTCAAGCTCCGCGAGAAAAGCATATCTTCCAGAAGACTTCACTGTATGGCCGCGCTGCAAAGCACTTTCCACAGCACTTGCCGTCTCATTAACATCTGCGGTAAGATTCCCTGCCAGATGATGAGCGTGCTTATCCAGACCCTTTAGGGCGGACGCTGTTTGCACTCGTGCAGGGTTGTCGAGTGCTGCCTTGGTGATGAGGTCAACTTTTGCCTCTCCGTGAAAACGGTTCACGAGTTTGACAAAGTTGTTTGCTATCTGCACATGTTGCTTACGAACATCGTATGGGATGTCAGCATCTTTAGCTATGGCGGTGGCCCAGTTTTTTACACGAGTGACAGAGGCCATGATGCGACCCTCAGACAACTCACCAGTGTCAAAAGTAGCTTTTAACTTTTCATACTCACTTTTTATGGCCAGCAACGCGGCTCTGCCGCGAGATGGCAGCTCGGAGCCAGCTTGTGCGCGTACCTCGCTAATAGCTCGGTCAAACTGAGTAATAACTTCCTCTGGTATTCCAGATTTCAACGCCCCAGTGTAGAATCCCTGAAGTAGGGACTCTTGCACATTTGGGTCAAGCTTCCGTAAGAGTGCTTCAGTTCTAAAGGCCGTCTCATTTAACTCCGTAGCCGTTTGTTTGGCGATGATCTCCATCTCACTGTTCAAAGCTTGTTCGGCCCAGACAGTCGACGCAGCTTTAGGGGCACGACCTATAGAGCCCAACGCACCTTCAGCAACCGATCCAAATAACATGGAAGTACCAATACGCTTAACGGCTTCATCAAAAAGAAGCGGCTCCTCTTGACGAATGTCTCTTGCTCCACTTTCTGCCAGCAACAGCGCACTCTCTGCCTGAAAACCTCTCACGGCCCCCGTCCCGGCACCAATGAGTCCACGCGCCCACCACGTATTCCTTCCAACAACAGAAGCAACTTTAGCGGCTATGGCCCCCTCTCCAGCGACAGGTATTGCCCAAGCGGCAAGCATTAACGGATCAAGAAAATTACCAGCCAAATAAGAGGCAGATGACAGTCTATGAGTTTCGTTTGGATCAGAGAGAGCCAGTCGTACCTTAAGGTCATCTTCTTGCTTCTTCCACGCACCTTCCATCTGTGCCGTCTGCCTACGCATAGGGCCAGTTGGGGTAAATCCAAAGTTACTTTGAACCTGCTCGGGAGTCAGATAATCGTTGGAGTCATCCATCGCGTGCATCAAGTCATTAGCCAGCACAACACCAGACTTTACAACCTGCCCAGTGACACCCTCCCTTAAAGCCAACCGAAAAGAGTCTGCCGCTGATGGAGTGGTTGGGGTAAAACCGGGAGCCGGAAGCTCATCCTGTCCCTGTCCCATATTGGTTAAGAAATCGTAGCTCATTTAATTGTGGCCGGGGGTAAACAAACTGGGCCAAGACTCACGTACAGTGTTTTCTTCAGCCCACTTGTCATCCAACAAATCTTTAATACTCACCTTAAAAGTAGCAGTATCGTTTTTGTAATCAGGCAAGGAGCGCACCCCAGACTCAGGGCTTTTTAACCCATCCATTGTCAAATAGGAAAGACCCCTACCGTTGATTACCAAGCTAAAACTTTGCTTATCTGGTGACAATCTCCAAACGCCATTGGACAAAATCAACCTCTTTACGTAATCCGTATTTTCTTTCGAGACCGGAGCCTTCATGAAATCGGCAGCCTGATCTTCACCAATATCCGCTGCAATCTTACTAAGGTGCCCCGGCAACCTATCTTGAATGTTCCCAATTTGATCGGGAGACAAGGGACGGCCATTATACACTTTCGGAATAAGATAAGACACTCCGTTATTCTTTGCACCACTGCTGAGTTCAAAACGATTCCCCACTAACTCCTCATAAGCAGCCTTGGAAGCCTGCTCAACTGTGCTCTCGGGGTGCTTAAGCATGTGGTATTGCGAATACTTCACCAAGGACTCTTGCAGATCGCGCACATCACTATCCCAACCCTGCTCTCCCATTCCCATGGATTGCCAAGAAATAGCATAAGTGGCCGTAGCATCATAAAACTCTTGCTCAGATTTTACCTTACCACCAAACCTTTGTTTGATAGTTTCCATGAGACCACCAGAGCCGTCCTTCTTGCCAAGGGCTTTGTCATAAGACAAAGCTTCCATAAGCTTACGCCCAGAACCTACTTGGCTGAGATCATTCGATACAGCAAGTTTGTACCCAGCTGAGAGTTTACCAAGGCTGGCTAAATCACGCATGGCTATACCAGCATTGTCTCCAAACTGAAGCTTGATGGAGTTGAGTATTCCCGCCGCCTCATCCGGTTTCTCAGACGAAATACGAGTCGCCAACTCTTGAGCGAAATTTTTAGTTAAGACAGACTGCTTAGAGGCTGGAATGCCAGCGGCCTCTTGCACTGCCAACGCCTTATTCACTACTTCCTGAAATGCTCCAGCAGCTGCACTGACCTTGACTGGGTCTCCTGAAGATAACGCCTTGTTCAAGGTGTCGGAGCTGGTTGCATACTCACGTTGAAGTTGAGTGGAGGAAATGGCATAGTCAAAAGGAGAAGACTTCTTCAGCCCTGCCAGCGAGCGTGCCTCTTGCAGGGTTGCTTTGTAGATGGGGGAGTTCACGCCAAATTGATCTTTAACTTTGGTGACTTCTGCCTCCATTTCCTGATTAGTCTTTCCAAAGAGAGTTGCTTTCGCGTTGTAGGTGTCCATAGCCTGTTGAATGGCTGTGGCGTATTTCAACTGCGCCCCGTCTGCGTTCTTGCCCTTTGCGCCACCCATGACGATACCGAAGTTGGCGGCATGTTCTTCGATTTGTTTTTGGGTAGGAAAGTTTCCTTGAGCGATGGAGTCTAGATCATTTGAAAGTAACTTTTTGGCGGCAATTGTAGCAACCCCTCGATCTGTTGCGTTCTTTAACGTCAGCTCATTGACCAAACTTTTCTTTCTCTCTGGGCTGACATTGGTGAGAGCCTTACCCTCTTCAATCATTTGAAGGGCTTGGGCCGGGGGAACGTTGGACACTTCCGCTACATCAAGCTGCTCGTGGGCGTCCGACAAGTAGTTATTCATTGTCGTACCGGGAACAGCACCGGAAAAGGTATCACGAACGGAAGACAGCTGCTCTCGTGCGGCCCCAATGTCTGAGGGAGTAGCATCGCCGCCTGTTACGGTGTTCACAATGTTCTGGGCGGCTGCATTAAAATCAGCGGTGTTTTGGCCGATGAGGGCGTGCGCCCCCTGCACAAGAACGCGCCGTGAAAGACGAGTTTGAAATTGATTCATCTGCTGCACAAGCAAGTCGCTTGCACGACCTGTTGGGGCTTGCTTCATGGTTGTTTTTGTGTAGTCCACAAAGTCTTTGCTGAAGGAGTCCATGTCCGTATAGCCTTTGACCTTGCCAAACCAATCCATTTGTGCAGCCGTAAAAGTCTTCATGGCCCAAATAGAGTCTTGCTTTTCGGCAACCTTCTCAGCAACACGCGCTCCAGCTTCCAAACCGGAAGCCAAATTTTCAGCACCTTGAGCAACGTATTGAGCACCACTTTGAATGGTCTCATCCATTTGGACACGCCCTACTTGATCTGGGTTATATACAGGAACGCTTGCCATAAATTAGTCCTAAACGTCAGCTCTACCTGCGTTAGAGCCGTACAGATTTGGTTGTAAACCATAACCCGTTGCATTGTTGTAGATGGAGTATGTTTCACCCGCGCCTCGAATAGCCGTACCGACAGCTGACAAAAGGCCACCCGTCATAGCGTTAGAGGCAGAAGCCTTAAACCCAGAAGCCTGATTTTTGTAGTTTGTGGCCTGCACATCGCCTTGCCACTTAGTCATCAGGCTATCCAAAGTACCTTGTAAAAGAGAGTCGTACTCAACATCTTCAGAGGAGCCACCAGTGACACCAGATGCGGCAAGGGCTGCTTTCTGTTTTCCCAAAACCTGATTAAGCGTGCGCTGTTTGACAGTGGCATTGTATTCCGCTTGTTCTTTGGCCAAGCGAGCATTCTGCTCTGCCATCTGCTTTTGCTGCTCCAACTGCGCGGACTGGGCAGAAGCACCAGACAAGGTGCCGATAACACCAACAGCCGTACTTGCGGCCATCATGCCCATCGCAATTTCAGATATACCAAAATCAGCCATAAAGTTACTTTACGTTTTACGACCATTCTTGTTTTGCGGATGATCCACAAATAAACGGGCGAATCTCACATAATCCTCATTGTTTGGCCCCCATGCATATAGCGGGCCTTCAAGGAAGAATCCTAACCTCTCAGCCCACGCATATCCAGCCTTAAAATCAGCTTTTACGTACATCTGAATTCGACGAATACCCTTGGTGTGCACCATGCTTTCCATGTGCCTCTTGACGGCTCGATGCAGGGCAAAAGGGTGATTACGTATGGCCGGGGTGAGGAAAGACCAAGCCTCTGCCACGCCAGAGAACAGCATGTTGACCCCGGCAAACCCAACAATCCGACCCTCCAGCTCTGCCGAAAAAGCCATCCCGCCACTTTCGACTATCTCCCATGCCGTGTCTGGCACACTGTGTAGGGCTGGCTCTTGCATCGATATGTAAGGGCAGTACGTATGATAGACCTTGAACGGGATTATGTTCATTGGGCAACTATCTCCTCTGGCATCAAAGCAAGAATTGAAAAAGGATACGGCCCCTTGGCTCTCAAGTAAAACTGACCAGCGAAGTTATTGCTTGAGTCAAAAGGTACTCGCACATCATCACTGACAAGCGGGGTGGGATCGCTGGTTGTGTTCTCGAACGGGAAATCCTCCCAATTACTTCCATCTTCGCTGACTTGACAACCCACGGTTTCCCAAAAGCGAACGCTTAATCGGTGAATCCTTTTCTTCTTACCTTGAGCCGTTCCAGCGGAGCCACCACCATCAATCCGAAGTGTCTTGAGGTAACAGTCTTCGTCATAGCGTAAACCAGCTACAACTTTCAGTGCGCCCTTCTGGATGGTAAAACCACCACTACTATCAACTACACAATCGGGAAGCCAGTTTCCATCAGCCAAAACTTGTACTGTCTGACCCTTGAGGTGAGGAAATCCGGTAACAGCTTGTGAGGGAGTTCCAGATGTCCAAGAGGCAGCGGAGTCCACAAAGCAAGTGTTGTCGCGCTCTGTGTCCGTACCCTCATAAGGAATGGCCACAAACTCCACGTAACGTTTTGTGACACCATCTATAGTTCTTTTCACCGTCATCCAAAGCTGATCTTGCGTGCCGTCCGCTGTGGGGATAACAGCTATGGACTCCACCACAGCGCGGCCAGCTCCAAACGATCCAGCGATTGTATGAAGATGCCACCCAAGCACCTGCTCATCCCCGCTGTATGTCAAAGCGGCCAAGGCACCGTCATTACGTAAAAACCAAAGAATAGAATTCGGCTGTTGCTGAAAAGCCACATCAATAACGTACTGACCCTCGCGCAATAAGTGCTCTGCCAAAGTGGACACAGACTTTGATTCAAAAGAAGAAATCTGAAAATTGTACACGAGCTTGTACACTTCGCGTCCAGAAGCGTGTGCATAAAAAACTTCATATCCCACCCGCACTTGTCGGCAAAGAGAGCTTGACCCATTCGAGGACTGGCTCGTCATCGTGACGTTAGTGGGTGTGAGGGCCGTGGTGTAGTTGTTTGGCTCAATACGCCAAACGGAAGAATTGGTTCCAAGTAACAACACGTTGGAAGACTGTAGCCACACAATGCCGTTTTGACGCTCAGAGGCCAAACCATAGGTGAATCCGTTATCGTCATTAACATCCGCGCCGCTGGCAGAGTCATTCGGATCATAAAGACCTGTTGTTCCAAAATTATAAAAATCACTAACAGCAGAAAACCAAGTAGTTTGCGGCTGTGTTTTTGACCCAGCCAAAACAAGCCTTTGTTGGTGAAAGGTACCGCAAGTTGGATAACCCAAAGTGCTGCTCCATGCTCCTAGTTTCCACTTGGTAGTAGCTGTTGTGGCATCAACACCATTCCCCTTCATTTCAACGGTAACATGCGTGCTGTCCGTGTACCCCGTAATAATTCCCCAACCCCACTTTGCGCTAGGCATAATCCTGATATGCCTTCCCACATCTGTTGCCGCAAACAAGGGAGCGGAAGCCGCTACAGTAAGGCCGGGGCCGGGGCCGGGGCCACTTAAAGTTAAAGTCGTTGTGGGGTGCTTGCTTGTGGCATCATAATAGTTCTTCTCAAAGTATGGCCCGTCAACAAAAGTAACAGCGGCCATTGTCCAGTTGGTATTGCCAAAACGAGACAAGACATACACCGGATGATTAGGGTGGAAAAGGTAAACAATGTCGGCACTCTGGCAGTACTTTAACTGAGGCAGCTCTGCTGCCGTGTAAGGAGATACCACAGTGTAAGGAGAGCCACTGGACAGAACAAGGGCATTGTTATTGTAGAAACGAATAATGTTTTGGGAAAATTCCAAAATAAAATTCTGGGTATTTGAAAACTGAAACTCAAGTAACTTTGAAGCATAAGTGCTGTTATGCACCTCACTCACGAAAACAGAGCCAGAACGTCTTTTGACACCACCCTGCACCATGCCAATAAGGTTTCGTTGTCTGGCAAGCGCGTTACCGTAGCGGGAAATATCCACACGACCATAACACTTGGGAGAGATTTCCCCAGAGGTGAAATTTGCTTGGATGGCATTAAACTTAGACATTGGTTTCGTTTCCGTATGGCCCGTCATAGACAGTGCCAGCAAAACGAGAAGAGAGGAATCCAACGGCTTCCCACGCCTCAGGGTAATTTTCCATGGAATCTTCGTTACGAGCTTTCGCCAAGGCAAGGCGATAGTCCTTCTGAAGAGCATCGCGTAAGGGCAGGGACTCGGTGATTTTGTAGCAGATAGCCCACGCCAGATACAAGGCGATGGCTTCCGTGACGGATTCTACCAGAACCGTGGGGTTATCGATGGCCCACACATAATTCATGTTGATCGTGCTCTCATTACAAAGCAGCTGATTTCCAACGATTTTGTATTCTGTGAAGCCGGGAGTAAATTTAACCACCCTCAAAATATCGGCGGGCAGTTGAAAGCTGTACCCATAATGCGGATCGACGGGAAGCTCCGTTGTAGGAGCCATAGGGCCAGTGTCTTTTCTGGCAGAATTGAAGGGGTACTTGCGTAGTACAATGTTGCGGGCGCGATAAATGTGGGCACCACACAATTTGGCAGAAAGGTTGTCTGTGAAAGATTCAACCATTGGCTCGCCCAAGAAGGTGAGAGCTGAGTTAGCTACATTGATCCATGAGGCGGCGGAAGACATGAAAAGTTACTTTCAAAAAGCTCCTCTGGGGCTTGAAAAGCCCCAGAGGAAGCCAGTGATTAATCCACGATCACTTCCACATAACCAAGGATGACTTTCGCATCTGCGAAGTCAGCCCCGCCAGCGGTGATGATGAGACGTTCGCCACCGGGATCGGTAGCGGGAATCGTCCCGGCTGGGCCAGCCACTTGCACACCCATGTTGCGGGCAATGGTGTCCGCGAATTCCGAAGCACCAGCGGCACTCACATCAAGACCGCTGAGGTACTTGGTGGTTGCGCCAGTGATGCCAATGGACAGGGTTGCAGAGGCCCCCATGGCTTCAAACGCCACACGGCCTTTCTTGATCTTGGCACCGGGAGGGATGAAGGGGCCAACGAACGAGTCGCCGTTCTTAAAGCCCGCTCCGCCGTCATCGGTACCAGTGAGGAACTTGAACCAGAGCGTGCGAACACGACCATAGTTCAACTGAGTGGAAAGCTTAACAGGCGGCACAGCCACCGTGCTAGCTACTTCCTGAGAGTTATATTGCGTAGGCATAAACTGTTTTTCTCCTTTGTGGTATCAGATTACTTGGTTTCGTCGCAGTTCACAACCACGACCTGCTCTTCCCACATGCGGGTTGCGTTGAAGGAAGCCTTCACATACAACTGCACAGAGAAAGATTTGTCGGCGCGTTCTGCGGCTTTGACGGTGATGTCCTCTCCGAGAGCCATGAGCATACCCCGTTGAGGGAACGCCAAGCACTGACGGTAAGGATCGCTCGTCTGGGTTGTGACCTGAGTACGGATGAAGTTGAAACCCATGAAGGATTTCACCGTGCCATCCGCGAGGGCCTTGACCGTGTTGAAGTCCGAGTTGGTAACTTCAGTGGTACGCAAGAGCGAGGTGATCTGGCTCTGGGCGCAAATGAAGTTGACAGGCTCGTTATCTTCAACGGCTTCAGCAGACTTCAGCAAGTCCATAGTCTTGCGGAGTTTGCCGATGGTGAGGTTGCTGTTGGCGGTCGAGGAAGTACCTTCCTGATAGCCGACACCAATGACCTGACCAGACGACACAGTACCGGGAAGGCCGGGAAGGGCCACTGCGGTATTGCCGTCTTTGCCCGTGTAGGCGTTTCCGATGGCGGCTTGGCAGATGACCAAGTCAATCTGTCGGCCAAAGGAAGCGACTGCATTGGACAGCTCAGGGGCCGTGGGATCAGCCAGCATACGCAGCTTGTCCACATGGTCAATGAGTTTGCCCCAATGGAAGTCACGAAGAGTGACAGCACGCCGATCATAGGCGTCTGGCATCTCAGGGGTGTCCGCATTGCGGGTTGTTTTTTCAACCACAGCGGTTGGCCCGATGCGGTCATAGAAATCGCGTTCCGAGTTTTGAGTTTCCACGCGCACGCGATCACGAATGCGGGAAGTCATCTGTTGGTATTTAAGCTGGATGTTGCTGTGATACGAATTCACAAACGCCAAGCTAATGTCTGTAAGAGGCATAGTGTTCTTTTCTCCTGTAAAGTTACTTTTGGTTTAGGTGTTTCTGACTATAGCGTTATGACTCCCCGGCAAACCGGATCATTCCTTAGAGAATTTCGCCCTCTCAAGCGTCCCTCCTCGGGCTGTAGTCGGATACCTTGGAAAAGATACTCCCCGGCTATGGTGATTTGATACCACAGACGGGGAGTGGATGCAACTACAATCTGAAATTACCGTGGCCCAATTTTTTGGTGCACCTTCAGCCAGCGGTCAACCGCCGCTTTATGGCCGGGGTCGCCAGCGTCATTCAAGGCTTTTTGGAAAGCCTCATCCTTCTTCAGATTTTCCAACTCAAGGCGGGCACCGTCCGGTGTGGTTGTATCAACACCGGGAGGCACGTCACCATTGGAATGGTCTTCCATAAGCTGACGGCCAATATTGGCCCACACCCTGATAAAGTCTGGGTCTTTCAGAAGCCCCTCACGAGTCGCAAGAGCGGCAAACCGCTCATTGCCGAAACGATCAAAAGCGTGACGCGCAATGGCCAATTCGGACTGGTACTTGTCACCAAGCTCTGATTGGTACGCCTGCAAACGACCCACCACATCTGACTCTTTGGCAAGAGACTTGGCTTGGGCATCCTCGATTTGCATCTTGGCGTACCGTTCCGCAAGTTTCTGGGTTTGGTCTGGGCGAAGTCCAAGCTCAAACGCCTGCTTTTGAAGCCAGCCGACAAGATTGTCATTCTGCTTGACCCCCTCTGGCAGGATTTTCGCAAGATTGATCTCGTACTTCTCTGGAGAAGTGGGAACGCCAATTCGCTCATTGAAAGCGCGAACTTGCTTCTCATCATTCCAGTCCTTCGGGAGAGGAACCTTGTCGGCACCAATCAAGGGTTGCACGTCAACAAGCCCCTTGATGGCGTCAGCCGGGGACTTGTACGTGCGAAGGGCTGTGTGACCCTGCACTTCCTTGGGGAGGCCGTCAAAGGTCTCTGACCAATGCTTTTCCGCTGGAGGGGTGCCCGCCGCTGGAGGAGGGGGCGTACCCATGTGGGGCGGCTCTGCTGGTTTTGCGGGAGGCGCACCAGCGGCACCCGCTGGAGGAGGGGGCGTGCCAGCCGGGGGAGGAGCACCTGCCCCACCGCCACTACCGCCACCTGCATCCGCTTCGTAAAAGAACATATTCCGTTTATTCATAATTCCTCTTTTATTAGTTCAAGGATTTCAGCATCTATGCCAGTGTCTCCCCCATTCACACGAACAGGAACCATGACATAAATGCGTCTTAGCATTCCTCGAACAATCTTTCTTGCGCCCTCTTCTATCAGCATGTCTTCCACACTGACACCACCATCCACTTTGCGATAGACGGAGTTTTCCATGAGGTGACTTTGCTTAAAGAGATCAGCAAGTACCAACTTGGCATCTTCTTTAAGCTTCCCGTTGTCATCCATGAACAGGCTGTAATAAGCCCGATGCAAAATAAGATTCTCTTCAGGAAGAGAACGGGGCGCGAAAATAGAAAGTAACTTTTTGAGGTAGCTCATAAATCACATCTGGCCAGCCATGGCGGAAGCTTGCTGGGCCTGAGCAACATTCTTGACAGCCTGAGAGGCATTCATTCCCATCTCTGCCATCTGCTGCATTTGTGCCTGCTGTTGACGCTGCTTACGAATCTCCGCAATGTCGCGGCGACCATTAATCACCTTGCGAGAAACGTCCATGTAGAAGGCGAGCTGGCGTGCCGCCTCATCCGTGTTCATGACATCTTTCGTCTCAGGGGCGACTTCAATCAAGGGAGTGAGCGTCTGAAGCCACTGGGTAATGGCCGTGGCCTTTCCAGAAATCTGTGCGCGAGTAGCTGCCGAAGTATAAAAGATGCCAAGCGAGCGGCGTTGCAACTTGGGAGGAGCCGGGGGAATCAGGCCAGCTGCCATGAGGCAGTCGTAGGTGCGCCACAACACAGGGCCAAGGTACTCGGACTCTTGACGACCCAGCATAGGGGCAATGCCACGAAGCATCTCATTGCGGTCATCTTGAATCTCAGGCACGCTCTGGCGTTCCGCCTTTCTTGCGGCACGGAAATAAGGAAGCATGAAACCACGCTCAATGTATTGGCTCCAACGATCAAGAAACTCGATACCTACCTTGATCTGCCCGCCGTTGTTGAGAGGCATGACATATTGTTGGGCAGGGCCAAGGGCTGCATCGTAGCGCACCAACTGGCCGGGGGTTGTCTTTAGGGCACCGACAAAGAAGTCATCAGGGGCCAAGATCGGGGGGTCAATGACCTTCTCCATGCTGGCCACCAAATGCTTGCTGACTTGGTTGAGCATCTTAATGGTGGGCATGAGGGATATGCCGGGGCCACGTCCCCAGATTTCACCACTCTGTGTGTCCCACCGGGGCGTGTGATAGGGGAACAGTCGGAAACCGCCCTCCTTGATAAGCACAGGCTTGCCAGCCGGGGCACCAATACCCACTTGCGTCCAATCGGTTGCTGGCCCACCAATCCAAAGCCAATAGGAGGCCCAAGTCATGTTCTTCGCATTAGGGTTGCGGGGATCAAAAGCCTCACGCGGAAGCACAGCATGAAGAAACAGAAATTTTTGGTTGGGGTTCTTCTCCCCGCGCTCTTTCAACTCCGAAGGGGTCTGCTTGCCAAACTCTTGACGGGCCTGATCGTAGTTCCACTCAATCGTGCGGAACATACCGTTTACGTTGCCGTCACTTCCCTCTTCCAAATAAATATTGGTGAG